ACACCGTTGCCCTTCAAGCCGCCACGGCCGCTCGCGTTGTTGCCATTGGCATCCGAGTTGACGATCGCCCCGCCGGTTTGATCTCGACCGTTCCCGCCGGCGCCGCTCGCGCCCCCACCTGCACCACCGCCCCCGCCACCAGCCGCACCGTTGGCGTTGTTGCTCGCGGTCCCGCTGTTCCCAACTGCACCGGCGGTGCCAGCGACATTGCCAGAGCCTGTGCCAGTCCCGCCTCCAGCCCCACCGCCGCTGACACCGCTGGCGCCGCCTGAACCGCCCGGTAATTGCAAATAGATCGTCCCGCTTGGGATCCGGAACTCCGTCGTCCCGCCAGCGCTTCCGGCCAGGCCGCTGGTGCCGCCCACGCCTCCGGCGCCGACCTTCCCGGTGTAGGTGTTCGTCGACGCCGTGAACGAGATCCCAGAGGTATTCGTGGCCCCACTCCCGCCACCGCTGCCACCTTCTTCGACGCCCACGCCTTTGCCGCCGCCACCGCCGCCGCCGCCGCCCACACCGGTGATGCTGTACGAGTCGCCCGTGCGGCTGAGGGTGAAGGTGTAATCGCCGGCCACATCCAGCACGAGCGGCGCGCCGCCGCCGAGATCCCAGACGCCGGACGTGGGGCCAACGTAGGACACCAAGACGGTTTGCGGCCAGGACGGCACGACCGTCCATGTCGCCGTCACCAAGGGGCCGCGCCGGCCGCCGTCCGACAGCGTCAACTGCACATGGTTGATGTACCAGCCGTCCGACAACGTGACGGCCGACTGCACATCTTCAAGCCCGATCCGATCGCCGATCTCTCGAGCGAGGGCTTGCGTGAGAAACGCCGAGGATCGCGTCCCGACAATCGTGGCTTTCGATGGCACCGGCCCATTCAATTCTGAGTAGCGCGCCTTTGCCAGCCGAATGAACTCGGTCGCTGCGGTGACGGAGCCCTCGTACTGCATATCGATCTCGAGCGGTTCGCTCTCGTCGAATTCGCGGATACTGCGCTCCGCCGTGTCGGGAATACTGATCGGATCGTCTTGCCGCAGGGCACGCCCGCGCGCCTTCATGCTGGTGACATAGGCCCGATAGGGCGTGGGGTTGCTCACCGTCCACCGCACGACGTTGGCGAAGAACTGCACCGACACGATCAAGCTCGACGTCAGGTTGATCCCTGAGCCGTTCGCCGCCGAATTGAATGTGTAGTCGGTCGTCGCTACCGACACCATCTCCGATCCGCCAATGGGCTTGGACGATTCGTCTGGATCCTTATACTCAGCCTCGAACACCGCACCTGTTGCACCGGCCGCAATCGATGGAATGGTAGCCGTGGTGGATTCGACGACCGTGGCCAACGTGCGCGTCGCACTCGCGTCTGGCGTGCGCGGATAGACCGTCGCGAGGAAGCTGTTGATCACGCGGTCTTGGTCGTAGCCAACCTCGAGATCACGCAGGGCACTAAACGAACCCAGCAGGCTCGCGGACCGCGCTTGTCGATACTCCCTCGGCTCGTAGACAAACGTGCCACCTTGCATCGTGTCGCCGCGCTGGTAAATGTAGGCGCCTCCCGCACTGACGCCGATCCGAGCCAACTCCCCGAGGAGCTTTTGCCGATTCCCGCCGCCCGAGTCGATCGCCGACGGAAACGTGACCGCCGTGGCATTCAGCACCACCGCTGGCGGCTGACGACGGGCGCCATCAATCACCGCCCCCACCACACGATCCGCCGTCTTGCCCGTCTGCACCTGAATGCCCGCCGACGATCCACGGGCCGCGACATCGAACCAATCGACCGCCGTGATCGCGGTGTAGCGTTCGCGATCCCCTCCCGTCATCGGCACGGCCGATTTCAGGAGCCCGCGAAACTTGTAGTACGTCGTGCCGCCGTAGCTCACCTGCAGACGGATCGGCATCCGAATCCGAAACCCGGGCAGAGCATTTCCATGCCCAACCGTGAACTTGCCCTGATACGAGGCTCCACGCCGTTCAGAGTTGTCGAGCGCACAGGTCAGTGTGCCGGTTTGCGCCACGGTGTCGAGCACGCCGGTACCGGGAATGCCGTAGGCCACCGTCAGTGGCATCACGCCCATTCGGACGGAGGGCCACAGGTCGTAGTCCCAGACACGCGGCGCTTCGAGTCGAGCGCCCAGCGTGACATCGCCCTCGCGCCCCACCATCCCCTTGGCAATGTCTCCAACGAACCCACCAGCGCCGTCGGTGAACATGCCCCACCGCATCACGCACGACACTTCGACGGCATCCGTGTTCGTCGTCGATCCAGTGGCGTCCAGGTCCCCATCGAGATAGATCGAGGCGGTCGTCGTCGGCGGATCGTAGTAACAATGAACGCTATGCCACAGGCCGTCACTAATGGTCGTGGCCGAGGTGAGGTCCACGATCGTCGTGCCCGAAATCTTCACCGCCCATTTCAGCTTGCCGTTCTGAATCGAGACGTCATACCCATTGCCGCTACTGTTCGTCGCGCGCTTCTGGACAATCGCCCGACGTGTGCTATCACCCATCACGGTACGAAAGTAGACGACCACGTCCATCGACCCGCCGGTGAGATCCAAGGCGATGTCGTGCGCCATCTCGACGTAGCCGCTGCCGGCAAAGTTCAGGGCCAACGAACCGTCAGGGAGATCCGACGAGACGCCGCGCGTCACGCCCACGCCACCGATGGTGCCGGTGTGTCCGAGTCCCGTCAGATCCGGAATCGACGTCGTTTCGAGCGAATGAAACGACCACGCCCCTTTGACAAAGGCCTCATCCACGAGCACGTCGTCATAGCGGCCACCTGTGCAGCACATGAGCGCGACTGAGTCCGGGTACGCCAAGACCATCGGCGCGACAGTGGCGCCGGAGGTGCCGGCGGCATTGAGCGTCAACGCGCCGAGCGTCTTGCTCAGCGTACCGGTAATGGCCGAACTCTGGTACTCAAAGGCCCCAACGTCCCAGGTGCCTGTGCGAGGATTTCCGTCGTAGTCATCATCGACGGTCCCTGCGAGGCTGGTGCCAGCATCCTTCGCCGGGCTGCTCGCGGTGAGACGAAAGTTGTGTGTGGAGAGGTTGACGAAGAGAAGATCGGCCGGGTTCGCGCCCGTCAGGTTGTTGCTGAGAACCGGTGTCCCGCTGCCGCCACCGGCATCGTAGATTTGCCGCGAGAGATCGCCGCTGGAGTTGCCGTAGACGATGTTGTTCTTGATAACCGGCGCCGACGAGTAGAACTCCAGATGAATCCCGTCATAGACGTTGTTGATGACGGTGTTGTTGTAGACGCCGCAGTTGGAGGTCTGAGAATAGACGAGGATTCCCGAGTTGTTTTCGTAGACGACGTTGTTGTAGAAGAGAATGTCGACGCCCTGCCCCGCATCGAGGCCGTACGCCGTGGAATGGGTGAGGCCGTTGCCCCAGATCCGGTTGTAGCGCGCCACGCTATTCGACGTGCTGTTGGTCGGCCCGCCGCTGTTGTGAAACGTGATCCCGTAGCCTTCGTTGTCGAAGACGTTGCAGCGTTCAACGAGACAGTCTGGAGCGTTGATGTAGACGCCGTGACCGTCCGTGATGCCCGTGCCGGTCGGGTCGCCGTTGTCGTGGACGTCGCACGAAATGACTTCAACGGAACCGGCGGCGCCGGGGCCGACATTGAGCCCGAAGTTGTTGGCGTTTTTGAGTTCACATCGCAGGAAGCGGATGTGGTGCGACCCGCCGCTCACGTAGACCATCGCCCCGAGACTGGTGTCGTTCTGATGGTCGAAGGTGATGTCTTGCATGATGAGGTAACTGTCCGTGTTCGTCAGCCGGCACAGTTCAGTCCCGCCCGGTGGCTGCAGCGTCGTATAGGGCGCGTTCACCCCGTCGCCGGTGATGGTGACGGCATTCGCCCATGACGTCCCACTCGGCACCGTATAAATCGCCGAATCGATCACGTCATCGGCGCTCGTGTAGGTACCGGCCGCAATCTGCAGCGTGTCACCCGCCGCGCAGAGCGCCAGGCCGTGGCGCACGTTGCGCTTTGGAGACAGCGCCGTGCCAGGGTTCGCGTTCGAGCCAGACGTGGAGACGTAGTACGTCGCCATCGGCTACCGACTACGCGCGACCGCGATGATGGCCTGATCCCGGCTGGCGATCATCCCCGTCTGGAACAGGCGAATCATCTCGCCCTGCATCTGTTGCATCGCCGCCAGCGCCGCCGCAATGCCACCCGCCTCTGATTGGCCTTCCGCTGCCGTCGAGACACGCTCACGGCCATGCAACACCACCGGCGTGCCACTGCCGAAGTTGAGGAACCGCCCGCCCGTGCCCGTGGCAAATCCAGGGAGATCCGGTGACGATGGCTCGAACGATGGCAGGTTGGCCGGTATGGACGGCGATCCGATCTGCTCCATCGCCGTGCCCGCCGCCACCAGCTTCGCGATCAGTTCGTCAAGCTTTTGCACGACGCGATCGAAGCCCTGCGTCATCGTCTCGGAGAAGTGAATGCCCGCCTCTTCGAGATCGGTAATGGCCACACCGGCTTCATCGGTCAGCGTGCCCTGCTCAAGCATTTTCTGCAGGATGGGACGGAAGGCGCTCGGAATCTCCTGGCCCACCTTCAAGGCCGCTTGGAGATACTCGTTGATGGCCCCCGACATCTTCTCGTTGACCAGCGCGAGGTCAATCCCGGAGCCCACCAGCACGCGCCAGTCTTCAATCAGTTCTTTGGCCTGCTCGTCGAGCTTCTGCTTCTGGAACGCCGCGCCGGCCTGCTCGAACGAAATGCCGTAGCGCTGAATCGCCGCTTCGAGGCGTTGCGCGTCGGCTTCCTGCTCGTTCGTGAACGCGTCGATCGTGCCGGTGAGCTGTTCCCACGCCGCCTGAAAGTCTTTGATCTTCGAGGGCTTGAGAATGGTGTCGACGGAGGTGCCGGCCTCTTTGGCTTTCTTGGCGAGGACATCAATCCCGCCCGCCGCCGCAATCGCTTGATCGCGGAGATCGTTGGTCTTCTTCCCTTCGCCGCCAAAGAGCTTGCCGAACAACTTGCCAATGCCGGAGATCGCCGGGCCGAGCAGCGTGCCGATGCCAGGCAAGGCCGCGCCGATCGCGCCGCCAATCTTGTCGCCGAAGGTGTTCTTGAGCGAGGCACCGACGGACCTGCCAAACGCGCTCCCTGATCCAAACAACTTGTCTGTGACACCGCCACCAACAAGGCTCCCGATCGATTGCGTGACACTGCCGCCTCCGGTCACGGCCTGCAAAATGGTCGGTCCGAGAGTCTTTTCCAAGAGGTCGCCCAGTCCCTTCCCCTTCTGGCGCTTCTCAAAGTCAATGAGAAAGGACGGCTTGTTGGATTGTTCGGATAATCCGAGCGCATCAACGTTGTCGCTGATGTCTGCTAATCGATCCAAGAGAGACGACAATCCGCTAGCCTCAGACACGTCCGCAACACTCAGACGACGCAACTCGCCGATCTCGTCGGTCAGTCCCTTCTCAAGAATCGCCGCGACGCTCTCATTGCCTTTGAAGAGGTCGAGGATCGAATCGTTGACGTCTTTCTTGAAGTCAGACGCGTTTTTCGTGATCGCTGCGCCTGCTTTGTCGAAGAGCTCTTTCGATTTGCGGTCAATGTCGGTCAGTGTTTGCTGATCAGGCAGTCCCAGCACTCCCAGCGCCTTCGGCAACAGATTCGGCCGTGAGGCCGTCGCTAGACCGAGAGATCTCTCGAGCAGCACTTTGTTCAATTCGTCATCAACAGCGAACGCTTCGGCTTGCGCAGCGGCGTTGACATTTTCGGCGCCACCAAAAAGACCCAAGTTCTCAAGAACACTGTTACCCGTGAGCTGTTGTTCAATCGCCCCAGGCTGCGCCAGCATGCGACGCTTCGCCTCGGCGAAGGCATCCATGCGAATCGCCGCAATTTCAGCCGTGTGTGCGATTCCTCCTATGGCGTCGGAAAATGCACCGGCCTCATTCACGCCAGATGCCCACTTCGTAATCAGGTTGCCAGTGGCCGTGAGCAACCGAGAACCTTGCTCCGTCAGTGTGAGCTGTGCGTCGCCGAGGTCCGCCGTCTTCTTTCTTGCGGCTTCCATTGCGGCGTTGTAGAACGCCGTCTTCTGCTCCTGATCTGTCAGCGCTTCGGCAGACTTCCCAAGCGACGCCGCATACTTCTCATTGGCCTCCCCGACTTTCACGGTCAGTCCCAGATTGTCGAGAATCATGGGAGACGAACGACCCAGCGCCGTGATCAAGTCATCGAGGGACTTCGTGGCGTCTTGCCCCATCGCTCGACCCAGCGTCACCGCGGCTTTACTGAGCTCGCCCATCTCCTTCGCCGTGACAGGCAAGCCGAGAAGGACCGCCTTATTCGTGGACTGGATCAAGTCGAGGTCTGAGACGAGGCCCTTTGTGGCCCCTCTCGTCATTGACAACATCGCCTGAGACGACTCGCCGATGCTCTCGGTCAGGCGCTCGAAACTCCCAGACAGCACAGACAATTTCGCCCCGTTCGCCGCCGCAGACACGAACGATGACCCAAGAGCCTGCACCGCCTGCAGCGCGACACCTCCGGCGAAGCTCCCGATCGCGGACCCGAAGGCCACCGCCTTTGAAGAGAGGTCACCGAAGACGCCACTCAGAGGCTTGGCCGCCTCCGCCACATCTCTCAGGCCCTTGGGGACATCAATTCCGAGCGCCCGCATCTTGTCGATTGCGAGTTTGGCTGCGTTCCCTGCGCGCTGCAGTTCGTCTTGGGTCAGCTTGCTTGTGCCGCCAATCTCACGGATGGCCTTCTCCATGAGCGTGGCTTCCTGAATCAGCTTCACGCCAGAAAACTGATTCCCGAACCGCGACAAATCTTTGTCGATGCGCCCAATGCCAGACTCGAACGTTCGCAGGCGGACTTCGGCCTTCTCGACGCCGGAGTTAAACGAGGAGAAATCTGCAACGAAGGTCGCCTTGACGGCCATCGGCTATCCCGCGATCCCCTGCGCTTTCACTTGCGGCGCGAGCCATTCGAGGAGCACGCCGTACTGCTCCTCGCTCAGCGCGTACAGGTCATCCAGCGTCCAGTGCATGGCCTGACAGGCTATGAAGTCGCTGATGTGCCGGCTGCGGCGGGCATCGGGATCTTTTTTTTTGCCGCGTCCACCGCCTCCAGGTGTCGATCGAGCGCATCGTCGATCTCGCGGAAGTCGTCGAGCGACAGCGCCTTGAGTGCGTCCATCGTCAGCGGCACTGGCTTGTCGTTGGCGTCCTTGAGCGACCAGTCCACCAAATGCGCGAACACCTGGCCCATCCCCAGCGTCTCCCGGTTCGGCGTCCGCGAGCCATCCGGATTGATCACGCCCACGAACGACTGTGTGACCGCACGCGCCTCGCCGACAGTTAATTCGTCTTTCACTTCGATCCAGTCGCCATCCGACAACGGCAACCGCGTCACCTTCGGCACCACAAACCGATTGCGTCCCATCCCCTACTCCCTGGCGCCCACCGTCGCGGTGAGCGATCCGTTCGCGATGTGCATGGCCAGAATTGGCCAGCGGAGAGCCCCGTGCGTCCCATAGGGCACCACGACGGAGAGTCCCGGCTGCTCGAGCCTGAACGTATCGGTCGCCAGCACGTGTGCAGTGAACGTGCCGCCCGCTCGATCGCCCGTGAACGACCAGGCGCCGAGGGTGGCAGCGCGGAAATACGCCTGCTTCAGTTCGCCCTCGGCGCCGGTCATCGTCATTACGGCTTCCGGCCCCACGCGCCGTTCGCGACGAAGTTGGCGGACAACGACACGGCACGATCGACACCCACGTTGATCGAGGCATCCACCCACGCCGGACCGTAGTGGTAGACCGTCGGCACGAGCGCGGAGGGATAGAGATAGAGCTTCACGCCGTCGCTCGACTCCGCGGCATCAAACAGTTGGTCGGTGGCGTTGTCGAAGTACCCCGAGAGGGTGCCCTTCACATCCGCTAAGCCCTGGACGTACGTCTTGTTCGGATCGCCGAACGAGGTGGTTTCCACCTTGTCGGTGGCCTTGTCCAGCGTCCATTCCGTGAGATAGACCACATTGACCGCGGTCCCTGATCCAGAGGCGGAGGCGTACACGACGCCCCCTTTACCGTGATAAGCTGACATGCGTTAACTCCTCGGCTGCCCACACCGGAGTGGACCGCAGCGCCACTTGCAAGTCCCCGATCACGGTGCGTGCCCTATGCACCCACGATGACTCGGCTACGCAGGCCGGGAGTTGAGCTGCGACGCGCTCTCGGCCCGCTGCGTCGGCGAGCCAGAATCGAATCAGCGCGGCAGCCTCGGTTGACGTCGAGAACGTCGGCACCAGATCGCCGAAGATCTCTGTGACCTCAGACCGGCGCTCGCTCAGATGGAAGGCCCCGCAGGCGGCGAGCTCGTATCCGCGGGGGTTCATCGACTCCGCATGGGAAACTCGGGGCGCTTTCTTGCCCCATCCCATCGACGATCGATAGAGGTTCAGTCCTATTTTCGCACGACGGTAGAGCGCAGAGGCCTTGGCGTTACTCACCACGCCTTCGCGCACGTACTGCCGCAACTTGTTCCGCGACCCGAGCGAGGCCCACGAGCCATACAACCCCAGGTCGATACCCGTCCAATCGATCGAAGCCAGCCACTCGATCCGCTCCGGGAACGCCGTCCCCACGAACACCACGTCATGCGCCGACACCTCCGCATCCCCATCCTGGAGACGGTGCTGATGCAAGCCGGGGTGCCACGCGTGCGCGAGATACCCGCTCCGCTGGTTCACCGCGCGAAACGCCGGCACCACACTCCGCTCGTTCGTCCAGAGCCCGTCCACCAAGGCCCCGACCTTCAGTTCTTTATCCAGGTCATACGGGGATTCGGTAAACAGCACGTGCGTTGGCTTGTTCGCACGCTTTAAGAGGATCAGCACGTCCGGGTGCAGAAACATCGCGCTGACCACGAGCACCGCATCCACATCGTGGCGGAGCGCCTTTTCTAGCAATCCAATCGACGCTTGATAGAGGATGTCCGCGTGCGTGGGTTTGACCACTTCTGGGTTGGCTTCTTTCACCTTCCGCCACCGATTGGTCAGAAACCGCCGCGCATAGCCGATCCGCTCATCGAGCCGGTAGGGCACGACATCCACGCCATTCGCCCGCAACCCGTAGGAGAGGCCGGCCTCGACGTCAGCCACCGACCACGACGCGCCTGGATGCGCGACGAGCAGTTTCACGCGGCCGCCTTTCGCGCGGTGCAGAGATACCCAGTCGTCGCAGAGGTCTGATGATTGAATCCGAAGCACTCGAACCGCCGCATAATGTCGTAAGCGGCCTCAGCCTCTGGCGTCCACGCGCACGGCGTGATCGACACGTCCACGAACGGCGACAGCACAAGGGCCCACCCTTCGTGCGTGAAGCGCCAATAGTCTTTGTATTCGTGTGTTCCGTGCCACGGCCAGAAGAACGGCGATGTCACGAGCGCGAGGCCTCCAGGGCGCAGCACGCGACAGACTTCGCGCGCAGCTGTCATCGGATCCTGACAGTGCTCAAGCACCTCTGTGAGCACGACGCCATCGAACGTCGCGTCTGGGAACGGAAGCGCGCACAGGTCTCCGCGCACGTCCTCGGCGCACTCGCCGAAGGTCACATAACCGCGGCCGAAGTACTCCCGGCGTTCGATCACGCCTACGTCGAGCACGTCGCACCCGAGACTGTCTCGATTCGACCAGATCCAGTGCTCGAGTTGTAGCCGATGGGGATCTGGAGCCGAGAAGGCGACACCATCCGTCGATTTCGACCACTCAAGCAGCGCGAACAGCTCCGGAGATTGATTGGCGCCGTAGAGCAGCACGTCGCGCGCCCTAGACACCGGACACCTCGAACCCCATCGCGCGCAGCAGATCCGCAAAGCGCCGATACATCCGCGCGCGTCGCGTTGCCGCGATCCGAGGTGTCACTTCGGGATTGAGCTTCGGCATACGCCCACGCCCCGCGCCTCGTGCCGTCTGACGCCGCTGTGTGCCGAACTCAACCAGATGGCTATGAGGTGCTGTGCTCTTGACCACGCCGGCCAGCACCGCGCCACGCAACGGGTAGCTGGTTCGGACGCGACTCCGCAGCGTGCCCGTCCGACTCGGGAGCGCGGCGACAATGTCGCGCGCCGCTTGCTCGGTTTCGTCCGTGATGATCTCCATGCCCTTGTCACGCACATGCTCGGGCGCGTGGGTGAGCTCAAGGCGCAGTTCATCGAGGCCGGTGATCGTGACGCCCCCACTCATCGCGACAGCACCTCTTCGCACAGCAACCGCAACTCGATGTGCCGAAACTCCACGTCCTGCATCCCACGCACCCACAGATCGCGATCGTCTTCCGTCCGAATCCGCGTGTTCAGCGTGATCTCGGGGTGATAGTCGAGTGTGACGATGTGCGTGATCTTGTCCTCGTCGAACGACCCTGGTTGCGACGGCTCAATCGCGGCGTAGACTTGGCTCGGAGACAGCGCCCCACCGCCATCCTCCGGCAGCGGCTTGTCCAGCCGCACGAGATGACACTTGCGGTAGGCTGGCGTCTTGATCATGCGAACCCCGGATCGCGATAGCGCATGAGCAGGGACATCACCGTGGTTGACAGCGAGACCGTGGGCCGCTGCTCCACATCGGGATCGTCCCCGCGCTTCCGATACAACTCACCGAGCTGCACGAGCACCGCCGCTCGGATAGAGGACGGGACCGTGTCTGGCGTCCATGCCTCCATCTCGGCGTTCCAGTCCTCGTCTCGACGCGTCAGGTAATCGATGATCACCTGCGTCGCGGCCTCCAGCTTTATCGCGAGATCAGGGTTGTCACTATCGGACGTGATTCTGAGGTGGCCCTTCGCCTCCTCGATCGTGACGAGTTCAGGCATGGGCGCCCACCTTCATCCGCGAGAGCATCGCGTCTGAGACGGTCTCCACGGAGAGCCGATCCATGGCCGCTGCGCAATGGGCGCATGGCAGCCACGACCCGCACGGCGTTCTGATGCCGTCGTCGACCAGGCACGTCTGGAGCGCGTAGCCGCCCATCACGTGGGCGTCCATGCACCCGCCGAACAGTGTCACCGTTGGGCACCCGAGCGCGGCCGCGGCGTGACATAACCCACTTTCGGATCTGATGTAGAGAGCTGCCTCGGAGATGAGCCCGCACGCGTCTCGGAACGTGGCCGACTCGTAGTTCGCTCCTGGCACCCTTATCGAATCGCCGTGCGTGTGTTGCACGAACACGACGTCTGGGTTGGCCGCGACCAGCTGCGTCCACCGCTCAAGCGGCCAGCGGAAGTTCTCATGCTTCGTGTAAGGCTCAATCAGCACGAACGGGCCGTACTTCTTCGTGGCCTGCTTCCCGCGCGCCTGCTCCTCTTTGGTGAGATAGAGCCGTGCGACGTGATCGGCGCACCGGAAGTCACGGTTGAACGTCCAGCCCGTCTCTTTGGTGAATGGGTAGATGATGTACGGCCGACAGTTCGGGCCGTTGATCACCGTGCGGACGTACTCGCCCGCCTCCACCGCGGCGGGACCCGCGATGATCGGATTGCCGTCCCAGATCGGATGCCAGCGTGGCTTGCCGTCGAGCCCAACAATCGCAATGCGCGATGAGGGATCGGCGTCGTAGAGCCGCTGCGCCTGTCCGGCGGCGAGCACCTCA